GATGACCTAAAAGGCTTTTTGCTCCCCCGAATCCAAACGCCTGAACTGGATTTGCCGACCAAGGGCAATGAAGTGGCTGACTTAGCCAAGCAGATAGGTGTACCGTTGCTGCCCTGGCAAGAGCACGTAATTTTTCAAGCAGCTAAGGTGAGGCCAAATGGAAAATGGGCGCACAAAACCAACGGCGTATTGGTGGCAAGACAAAATGGCAAAACCCACCTCCTCAGAATGCGTATCCTCGCTGGCCTATTTCTTTGGGATGAGAAACTCATCATTGCTACTGCTCAGAATCGTGACATTGCGCTTGAAACTTTCCGACTCGTTGCCGACACAATCGAGGACAACGGCTTTCTTGCTGATCAAGTCAAATTCATTCGCAAAGCCAATGGTCAAGAGGAGATTACAACCAAGAGCGGAAATCGGTACAAAATCGTGGCTCCAAATAGCGGCGCTCGTGGAATGTCTGCAGATTTGGTTATTATTGACGAAGCTCGCGAAATGGTCAATACCGATGCGTACGCTGCTTTGGTTTACACAACAATGGCAAGACCCAAGAGTCAAATATGGCTTACGTCAAATGCTGGAGATGCATTCTCAGCCGTACTTAATCGCACTAGAGAGCAGGCCTACAAAGCGATAAGCGCTCCTGGTTCTGATGAAACTATTGGTTGGTGGGAGTACTCAGCGCCTGAAGGTGTTAAGACTGATGATCGCGAAGCATGGCGTTATTCCAATCCAGCGCTAGGCCACACAATTGACATTGATGGCATTAAAGCTCGATTAAAAGACCCAGAATCTATATTTCGCACGGAAGTCCTTTGCCAGTGGGTCGAAACGCTACAAAATCCATTTCCAGAGGGCGCTTGGGCTAATTGCTTAGATAAAGATATTACTTTGCCCGATGGCCGAGCCCAATACCTCGCAATTGACGTTTCGCCAGATAGAAGGCATGCGGCACTTGTTGGTGCAACTCGCGTAGAGGATGAAATCATTGTTGGATTGATTCAGACTTGGGAATCTGACAGCAGTGTTGATGATCTTAAAATTGCAACAGCCGTTTCTGGTTGGGCGCGTAAATTCAACTCGCAATGCGTAGGGTTTGACCGTTACACCGCTTCTGGCATTGCAGCCCGTTTATCGGCAGCCGGTATTCCAACGCAGGATTTATCCGGCTCAACCTTCTATCAAGCATGTGATGAGCTACTAAGTGCCATGAGTAGCGGAAGGCTCAAACACACTGGTCAAGAGGTTCTAACTGCTCACATTTACGCTTGCGCAAGAAAATCGGGCGCAGATGGCGGTTGGCGCATTGTTCGCAAGGATTCTTCCGGTTATGTCACTGCTGCCGTTGCTTTGGCCATGACAGTGCACTTTGCGGCTCGACCTTCACAGGTTGCAGGAATCTTTGCAGTGTGATAAGCAAACTTGTAAAAAATAGTCTATTATAGACACCTATGGGTATTCGCGATACTTTGCGTTTAGTGAAAAACGCAGAACTACTTCCATCCTATCAGGATGTCTATGCTCAATTAGAGCCAAATGTTTATGGCCCACAATATACCGTTGCGGGTTACAATGTTCCTTTTGCTTATGTAACACGCGATGAGGCCATGACCATACCCGCCGTTGCTCGCGCCAGGAACATAGTAGCCGGCACGCTCGCCAGTTTGCCACTAGAGTTATATAACAACCGTGGCGAAGAAATACCTAAACCACGTTGGATGAAACAACCTGACCCACATTCTGCTTATGGCACTATGTTGGCTTGGACAATTGATGATCTAATCTTTAATGGCACAGCTTATTGGCAAGTAATTGAAGTGTATAAAGAAGATGGCCGCCCTTCGGCATTCCGCTACATTAACTTCACTCGCGTAACTCCACAATATAACAACACCTCAACAATGATTGATGGTTATGCAGTTGATGGCACATTAGTGCCAGATGGCGGCCTTGGCTCATTAATTACTTTCCAAGCTCTTGATGAAGGCGTACTAAAGCGTGGAGCTTCAACAATCAAAACGGCAATTGCACTAGAACAAGCAGCAAAGCGCTCAGCAGACGAACCAATTCCAAATGGAATTTTACAAAATACGGGCATAGATTTGCCTGAAGATCAAGTAATGTCTTTATTGGCTCGTTTTAAAGCTGCACGTAATACGCGCGCTACTGCTTACATGACAAGTAATCTTAAATACGAACCCACACAATTTGACAATACCCAATTGCAACTCGTCGAATCGCGTAAAGCAATGCAAACAATGGTTGCACAAATGATGAATGTGCCAGCGTATCTTTTAGATGCTGAAACTGGCGGTTCTCTCACTTACAATAACGCAGAAGGCCAGAAGCGCTATTTGGTTGACTTCTCTTTGCGTAACATCATTACAGTGCTAGAAAACCGTTTAAGCATGGACGATATAACTATTATGGGTCAGCATGTGAGATTTGATTTAGATGATTTCCTACGCGGCAATCCAACCGAGCGAGCGGCATTCTACCGCGATGTTGTGCCGTTAGGAATTCTTACAGTTGATGAAGCACGAGCAATGGAAGATTTATCCCCTGCACCAAGGAGAACAAATGGAGATTAATTTCTCATTACCACGCGAGATTGAAGCAAACGTAGCCAAGCGCACCATTACTGGCCTTATTGCTCCTTACGATGCAGTGGGTTACACCAGCGCCGGAGAAGTGATATTTAAGCAAGGCGCTTTTAAGGATTTAACAGCCGAGAAAATTAAGTTGCTTGCAGATCATGAAATGAGCCGACCAATTGGCAAGATGGTTTCATTCGAGTCTGCACCAGAAGGACTTTATGCAACTTTCAAACTTGGTTCCAGCACTCGCGCAACAGATAGCCTTATTGAGGCAAGCGAAGGCCTAAAGAATGGGCTTAGCGTTGGCGCACGTATTACCGATTACGAAACAGATAAAAACGGCACAATGATTGTTACTGCCGCTTCATTACGCGAAGTTTCCCTTGTAACTGAACCTGCATTTGCAGAAGCAAGGGTCTTGGAAGTAGCGGCGAGCGCTACGCCAGAAGAAACAGAAAAGGAAGAACCTATGTCTGAACCAACAAAGGATGAGGTTGTAGAGACTGCACCAGCAGTTGAAGCAGCAGCACCAGAGGTTGAGGCAGCGAAGCCAACAGTTGCGCTTGCCTACACCAAACCACGTAGCGGTATTACCACATCCGCTTCATACCTCGAGCACAAGATCAAGGCTGCTCACGGCAACCACGAATCAGCTCTATGGGTCGCAGCAAGCGATGACACCAGCAACAACACTGGCTTGACACTTGCTCCACACCTCACTGAGTTCATCACTAACACCATTGACGGCCGTCCTTCTATCGAGGCCGTATCACGTGGAGCACTTCCGGCTTCAGGTCTCTCTTTCACCATTCCAAAACTCTCACAGGCTCCACAAGTCACTGAGGTTGCAGAAGATGGAGATACCACTGCTGGTAATGAAATGACTTCAACCTACATCACTGTAGATGTCAAGAAACTAGCCAAGAGCGAAACAATCTCATGGGAACTCATCGAGCGCAGCAGCCCAGAATATATGAACGAGCTCATGCGTGAACTCCGCCGTGCTTATGCACGTATTTCTGATGAGAAGGTATTTACCAAATTCATCACTGACGGAACTCAAGCAACTGCACAAGCAGCAGACATTGATGGACTCGTTGGCTTTGTTGCTACTGAGTCAGCAGCCGCTTACAGCGCAGCAGGTTCATTTGCTCGCAACATTGTTGCTAACTCCACTTGGTGGGGCAAGATCATGGGCTTCCAGGACAGCAGCAAGCGCCCGTTGTTCACCGCAGCAGCTCCAAGCAACGCAACAGGAAACGCATCCGCTACTTCTCTCGTTGGCAATGTCATGGGTCTTGGGCTTTATGTTGATCCATTCATTGGCGCAGGAGATGGCGATGACTCAATGTTCATCATTGCACCAGAAGCGATTACCTACTACGAGAGCCCAGTAACCAACCTTACTGTTCAGGTTCTTGGCAATGGACAAACAACTGTTTCACTTCACGGTTACTACGCAATCGCAACAAAGATTGCCGGTGGCGTGCGCCGTTGGAACAAGTCCTAACAACTTCTAGACCGAGAGAGGTTAGCCCCTTCCTAGCCTCTCTCATCCGATAGGGAGCGATAATGGCATTAGTCACCGTGGCACAACTGAAAGCCACCATGGGCTTGGGT